CCCAAGCCTTCTCCGCCGCGACACGCTTCCTCCTCTGCCGCCGACAGCTCCGGGTCCAGCCGCCCATTGGCGTCCTTGTACTGGTCCTTAAGAACCAGTTCGCAGCCGTGCGTGATGCGACGAGCTAACGCCTCAGGATTGGTGAGAACATCCTCGGCAAAACTGACGTTAGCCAGGTTTGTTGTTCCGACGATGAGCTTGGAAGTGAAGTAGATCTTGCCCTTGCTCTCAAGCGTAGCCATGTTGAGCGGGCACGACCAAATGTTCATGAGGCGGATGAGTGAGACGTAGTCGTTCTCCTTGTCCTGCTTGTCAGGCCTGGGCGCTCCAAAGTCGTCCAGCACAAGGCACGCCTGACCGACGTAGCCTTCGTAGTACTGGGAATTGCCCATGGAAATGACCTGAGCCGCGACCTCTGAAACTCCTGCAGTACGCAGAGAGTCGTCAGAAAGCCGCAAAATGGCATGTGCGACGGCGTTGGTCACCGACGTCTTGCCAATGCCGGACAAGCCACGCATCAAAAGGAACACTGGCTCCTGTCGCAAGTTTTTGGCAGATATACTGCCAGCCAGAGGAGTCAGAATGCGCGACACGGAAATACGCATGCGCTGCAGCTCAGCCTCGACTGGCGTACCACCGTAGACTTGCTTCAAGTCTGACAAATCTCTGTACAGACTCAAGCACTCCTGGGTGATCTTGCAGAAATCAGGAGCCTCGCCAGACCACATGTTCTCAAGCGCGTCGACGCGCCTTGCCACTGCTTCAACGTCAGCACGCTTGCTCTTGAAAAGGCGCAGCTTGTCCTTGCCGCACATGCCGAGCAGCCAGTCCAGGCTATGAGAGAGGGCCTGTCGAAGCCACTCCCAGAAAGCCTCAAACCCTTCAGCCGCTCGAGGCAGCACAGCGAAGTTGCGCAGAAGTGCCCCGACGTTAGGCTTCCAGCCCTTGCCGAAGACGCACAGAGACAGGATGCTAGCGACCACTTTGGGAATGGGGCCGACTGCACCCGACTGTGCCTCTACCGCGGAGTCAGCTAGATGAAAGACGTCGCTGAACACCGCGGCCTCGGACCGGGAGCCGTTACTCACGAAGAAACGGACTGAATAGTCACGAATGACTGGGGAAAAGATGGAGCCCGCGCACTTGCGAATGAGCCACATGGAAACGGCAGCCAGGATGACCTTCCAAAGGAAACCTGGGAAAAACTGCCGAATGGAGTTCGTGAGAACGCCGAGCTTGTCAGTAAGCTGGGAAATGGCGCCACTAACCGCTGACTTGCCAGCGAGACCGGCAAGCGTCTTAGTCGCGCAAAAAGCAGCGACTCCAGCGGCAGCACCAGCCAAGATCTTGCCAATAGGCAAACCCGACTGCGCCTCAGCCTCACTGACGCACTCCTCAATGTTGCATGCTTTCAGTTCCTCAGTGTCAAGTTCATCAATGCGGTCAAATGCTTCAGTGATCGACGATGCGAAAGGAACCATGCCGTGGGCTGCCACCTCAATGAGCAATTTGCGCCCCTGGGCCTCGATCTCCGAATCAAGCAGGAAAGCGAGTCTCTCTGCTGCCAAGACACGGCGCTTGGCTAGCAAAACTGCCTCCCTGCGCGGCTTCTCGGAAAAGGCCTTCTTCTTGGCCTCCCTTTTTGCCGCATCACGGCGAGCTTGCTCTCGAGCCTCGCGGAACTCGAGAAGCTTGCCCATCAGCTTTCCGCCCTAAGCTTCAAGCTGATCTTTGCCGTGGAGCATACGCCGCAACCTGCGACGCAGCTTCTTGATGAGCTTAGGCTGCGGCACCCAGCTCGCGTCATCCAAAATGTCCGGCCCATTGGCCAGAACTTGATGGTAC